CCTTCTGGGCGGCCCAGCGCTCGACGTACTCGCCTGAGGCGGAGAAGAGGAAGAGCTGGTTCTTGATCCAGTCGGTCGCCGTCAGGTCCTCGTCGCTCGCGGCGGCAAGAACCTCGACGAGGGCACGGTCGGGCGACTGCCGCAGGTTGGTGTCGGCGCCGGGGAAACGGGTGCGGTAGTTCGCGCCGACACGGGCGCGTAGCTCGCCGAGCGTTGGACGATTGAACGGCATCCCCTACCCCGCGATTCCCGACCACAGCAGATCGGCCTTCCAGTCCCGGCGAACGCCGTTGGGCTCGGTCAGCGACCAGAGCAAGCGCAGCGCATCGCGCGGTGCGTCGACCCAGGTCGCCGACACGTCGACGGCTGCGGCGATGCCGTCGACGACGAGCCATTGCAGCGACGCCCGTGCCTCGTTCTCGATCTCGAGGCGCACCCGCTCTGTCCGTTTCTCGCGCATGTGCAGCCAGATCAGGCTCCCCATGCGATCCTCCACCAACCGTCCCGAATCGGCCCACCAGCCACGGCGGTCGCTGCCGAGGTCAGGCGTCATGTCGGCGGCATCAGCCAGGTCATCGGTGAAGAGCGAGACCCAGCCGGCCGACTGCAACAGGCCGCCATCGTCGACGCCGGAGGCGAGGCCACCCTGGGGCGTCCGCACCAGATCGAAGAAGCCGCGGGTGTTGTCGTAGGCGATTTCCATTCCCCTCATCCCCCTCGCCTTCACCCCCAGCTCACGCCGTCGTCGGCGTCGACGATCAGATAGTGGGGGCCGGCGCGCAGCTCGAGGCGCCGCGCCTTGGCCAGCACGGTGTTGGGCTTGGGCGTGTCGGTGAACTTGATCCAGTGCCCGATCTCGTCGCGCGCGTGCTTTCCGTAGAGCGCGACCTCGCCCGCCTGCAGGTCGGTCGGTCGGCGGCGGCAATCGTCGAAGGCCAGCGCGACGCCGGCGCTGCGCTCGCCGTTGGCGAACACGGCGAAGAGCTCGCTGCCGGGCAAGGGGCGGCTGGCGAAGCCGTAGCCCTGCGGCACCTCCACGCGGCGCTGCTCGCCCATGAAGAACTCGGCCTGACCCATCGCCATGCCGGCCTTGACGTCCTCGTGGCTCAGCACGCCGCGCGAGAACAGCGAGGCCAGGCGGCGGTCGATCTCGTTCATCAGCCTTGCCCTCCGCCGCCGACCTGTCCGTCGCCAGCTCGCGCCCAGCGGTTGCCGACGTCGCCGCCGGCCTGGGCCGGCGCCTCGGGCGGCTCGGGCGTGAAGGCGTCGGGCGGCGCCAGGCTCATCTCGCAGAGCGTGCCCTCGGCGCCCTTGCGGTAGGTCACCTCGCTCAGGGCGAGCTCGGCCTCGAGCTTCATCAGCGGCGCCTTGCAGGGCACCAGGAGGTTCGGCACCCAGAGTTTCTTGTCGCTCTGGCGCCAGCCGACGCGCAGCGCGGTGAAGCCCAGCGCCTGGCCCTTGTTGCGCCGCGCCTCCCATTCGGCGCGCGCCATGGCGCCTTCCTTCTTCGCCGCGCCCTCGCTCAGGACGGTCTTGGGGCGATAGCGTGTGACGCCGGTGTCGTGCGCCGCGCCCTCGACGTGGGCCAGCGCGCTCGCGACGTCGCCTTGCGACCCGTCCGAGGTCCCTCCCAGCCAGCGCCTGCCGGCCTGCGCCTTGACGACGTACTCCGAGAACCGCTTGCTGGCATCGCGCCGGGTCTTGAGCTTCTTCAGGGCGTCGGACGGATGGACGATCTCGTCGGTTGAGCGTTCGGTTGCGAGCCGTGCCAGCACCAGGCGGCCCTGCTCGTCGTCCATCACCAGGATCTGGCGCTGGCGGGCCAGGCGCTCGATCAGCTTCCACGCCGTCTCACCGTGATGGGCCGCGGCCACGGCGAACACGGGCCCGGTGTCCTTGGCCACGACCTCGACGCCGAAGGGCTTGGCCACACGGCGCGCGACGGCCGCCAGGTCGAGGCCGGCCAGCTCGGTCATGTCGAAGGGCGGCGAGCAGTCGACCAGGTCGCAGGTCTTGCTCCGGCCGGCGATCTCGATCGCGGCGTTGTCCTGGTCGCGGTCGATGTCGATCACGTCGACATAGCCCGTCATCACCAGGTCGTCGCCGATCCTGATCTCACACTTCGAGCCTTCCGGCACCTCGAAGCGCTCGTCCTGGCCGGGCCAGCGTTGCGTCGCCTTGATGGCGAAGTCGGCCGAGGCGCGCTCGATGCCGCGGGTCACCCGGACGTCGAGCCAGCCGCCGAAGCGCTTGCCGTCGACGATCAGCGACAGTTCATGATCGGGAAGCGGCATGAGGCCCGTGTTCTTTCTGCTCTGCGCGGTCGCGCCGCTTCACTTGCTCAGTCTCTCACCCCTGGCAGGCATGAATGCCGGGTGGACGGCGCCTGTTCTTGCAGCAAGTTCCGCGGCGCGCCCTGGCACATCACCGTCATCGCCGTAGAATAGCTGCGCCAGGGCGAGCGACGGCCGCGGCCGCGGCACGATGTAGGGCACCAGCTTCGCCTTGTCGGCGCCGGCGGCAGTGATCGCCTGCAGGGTCGCCGAGCGCAGCGCCTGCAGCGCCGCCTTGGCGCCGTCCGGGACCTGCGAGAAATGGATCTCGTCGTCGAAGGCGTCAGCCAGGCGCCCGCGCAGCGCCGCCGCGTCGTCATAGCTCACGAAGTCGAGCGACGCCGCCTGCCGGGCGATCCCGGCCAGCGCGGCGCGGCGAATGCCCTGGCTGAAGGCGGCCTGGTTGGCGACGGCGCGGGCCTGCAACGGCGTCAACGCCGCCGGCGCATACCAGGCGTCGGACTGCGCCTCGTCGTAGACGCTGAACAGCCCGTCAATGGCCCGGCCGCGCGCGATCCGATCCGGTGCCGGGCCGGCGAGCGCGGCCGACCAGTCGTTCAGCAGGCCGACCGTGGAAACCGCGAGCCCGACCACGTCGAGCGTCGCCAGGCCGAGGCCGCCGGTGTAGGCGGCGACCAGCAGACCGGCCGCGGCCAGCGCGCTCGCCGGCGCCTGGCCGCCCGCGACCTGGGCGACCGTCGACAGCACCATGCCGAGGCCGAGCGCGTTGCCGATCAGGCCCTCGCCAACCTCCTGGGACAGGAGCCCGCCGGCGTCGACCAGCGACAGCGCGCCGCCCAGGGCGTCGGTGATGGCCGTCTCGGCGTCCGTCACAGCGGCGAGCAAAGCGTGCGGCCAGCTGGTCTGCGACGCCGGATAGCGATTCTGGCCGGCCTCGACGAACACGACGTTCATCGCCACCCAATTGCCCCGGCTGGACTCCTTGTCGTGGCTCCAGGTCAGCGCCTGGACCGTCTCGCGGCGCAGGCCGGGCAGGATCAGCGGACCGGCGCTGCGCTTCTGCAGCGCGCGGTCGAAGGCGCGGTGCTGCAGGTCGGCGGTGTTGCCGACGAAATAGAGGGCGAGCTCCCAGCGATTCGCCTTCTTGCCGAGATCCTCGAAGTACGGCACGTCGCGGTCCGGGTACTCGTGCACCGGCCCGCGGCGGCCGAACTCCCCCCGCTCGCGCGCGATCCTGAAGGGAAAGCCGAGGAAGCTGCCTTCCAGGGCGGTGAAAGGGTCGAAACGAGCGGCCATCAGTCGACCATGCTGTAACCCACGGGCGCGACCGTCACGGGGCCTGACGTCTTGCTGCTGACCTCGGCGCCGGGCGGCGCCTTGATGATGAGCTCGATCGTGCCCTTGACCTCGGGCGCACGCGCCGTCGGGGCTACTCCGGGCGCGGATGCCGGCGACGGCGCACTGGGAATCATCGGAATGCCGTCGGCGAACATCGGCGACGGCACGTCGCCGGCAGCGATGTTGCTAGCCACCTGGCCGTGAACCGCCGCTCCGCCTGCGATTATCACGCGGCCGGGGTTCATCGCGAAGTTTATGGCCTCCCGAATCGGCGACCAAACCTTGTCGAAGTCCGGCAGCAACGACTTGATGCCGTCGATCAGCGTCTTGATCAGGTTCTTACCCGCCGCCGCCAGGTCCACGCCGAACAGCCATTTCGACAGGCCGTTGATGGCATCCTGCATGACGCCGATCGGCTCGAACCGCTTCACCACTTCCAACAGCCCGGCGCCAAGCCCGCGATCGGCAGCGCTCCGGATCGCGTCCATCTTCTGGTCCCACCAGGATGTGATCGGCCCCCAATTGGCGTAGATCGCATAGGCGCCGGCAGCGACGATCGCCGGAAACAGGATGAACGGGTTGGTGAGAGCGGCCACGTTCATCCGTATCAGCGCCCCCGTCAGCGTGCCGATCGCCGCCAGGATGGGACCGGCCATGGTGACCTGTAGCGCGCCGAGAGCCGTGGAAAACGCATCCGTCTTGGTCACCCCCGCGCCGATCTCCCTCACAAAGGGCAGTTCCAGGACCTTGCCGATGCCTGTGGCGACGGCATCGAAGACACCTGACCACAGCGCGATCTTCCGCTCGATCGCGAGGCCGATGAACTCCCGATTCTTGGCGATCCAATCGGACGTGAGGTCGACGACCTTGGTGAAGAGCGGCGCGAACGACGCACTGATGCGCGTGGCGAGACCGGAGCCCGCGGCGTCGAGCAGCTTGTAGCTGTTCGCCAGATGCTCCATGTCCTTGCTCTGCCGGTCGGTCAGCGAGCTGTATTTGGCCTTCAGCACCTGGTCGGCCTTTATCGCGTCGCGGCCCTTGTTGAGCCACGGGATGAGTTCGGCGCCGGCCTTGCCGAACAGCTTCAGCGCCATGGCGTTCCTCACCGTCTCGTCCTCGGTATTGTGCATCGCCTGGGCGACGTCGAGCGAGACCTCCTCAAGCTTGCGGAAATTGCCGTGGGCGTCGCGCAGCGGGATCTTCATGGCCGCGAACAGCGCGGCGGCATCCTTGTCCTTGCCGGTCCCCGCGTCGAACATCGCCTTCTTGAGCTTGACCATGCCCTTCTCGAGCTGCTCGGCGTCGACGCCGGCCTGCTTGGCCGAGAAGCGGATGCCCGAGAGCCAGCCGCGCGACACGCCCAGCTTCTCGGTAGCCAGCGACAAGCCCTCGAAGGCCTCGGAGGACCGCTTGGTCATCTCGATCAGGCCGGCGAGGCTCAGCGCCGAGCCGATCGCGCCCAGCGCCGGCAGCCAGCCGGTGAGAGACGACAGGCCGCCGCGGAACTTGGCGGAGACACCGTCGACCGCCGTTCCGACGCGACCGAGCGCATTGCTCGACGGCTCCGACACGGCCTTGTTGAAGGCGGTGACGGGGCCGAACGCCGTTCGGGCGGCGTTGCCGACCTTGCGGAAGGCCTCGGAGGCGAAGTCCTCGCCCAGGATGCGGGTGAAGACGGAGAAACGGGTCGTCATCGCTCCTCACTCCGTCGTCGGCAGCTCGTCTTCAATCAGCCGCGCCTGGTCGAGCCATTCCAGGAAGCGCGGCAGTGGC